CAAGAGGAACAACGTAAACTTGAGGAAGCTCAAAAGCAAGAGGAACAACGTAAACTTGAGGAAGCTCAAAAACAACAGGAATCACCTAGTAAATCTACCATTAATAACAGCGGTGCTAGTGAAAGTTTCTCAAATTGTACAGAATTACGTAAAAAATATCCGAATGGAGTACCATCTTCTCATCCAGCATACAGCGCTAAGTTAGATCGTGATAAAGACGGATTTGCTTGCGAAAAAAAATAATCTAATACAACTGTATCGTTACAACAGATAGAGAAATTAAAGCAAGCTGAAGCTAATTCTGGAAACAAATTAATCCTAAAAAGAACAGGTACTAAATTCTACAGTAAAAATATAACTAGTACATAAAAAGTAGGTGTTTAAATTAAAAAGAAATTCTACCTTTATGAAAGTCACTCGTTCAATATTTAACGCATTTCGTTTGTTGAGTAAAATCATAAATCCAATATTAAAGGCATTAAGTAAAAGTAAATTTTAAATTTCATAAAAATAAAAATCCCCTTCTGCATATGAGTGCACAAGGGGATTTTTCTCTTATTCTATTTATTCTACAGACATTGAATATAGCTACAGAAATATATATCCATTTCGCAGACTGTAAATTTATTTTCATTTCCAAGCATGTATATCATATTCTTCATTAATACAATAAATGAATTCCACGGTAAAGATAGGGAATTTATATATCTAACATTTATAATTTACGTTATGGTACAATATGTTAATTAATTACAATACTTTCTAAAAGGGGAATACATAATGAAAGCAACGAAACTCATAGCATTAACAGTTCCAGTTCTATTAGTGTTCGGTTGTGGGGTAGGAGATAAAGATTCTACTCCTAAGACTGAAGAAACTAGTAAAGCAATGTTAAAAACTACAATATCTGAGGAACAGTATCCAATTCATATTTACGAGCAATTATTAGAGTTTCAATTTAATAAGGATAACATACTAATAAGTTTAGGTAACGCACAAAAAGGTGATGAAAAGTATAAGGAAGTATTCAAAACGGTAAGTTCTATGGATGAAGCTTTAGACCGTATGGAAAACATAAAAGTACCTGATAAGTATAAAGACATTCACAAACTCATCTTAGTAGGGGTAGATGATGCAAGAAAAGGTACAAAATTTATATTAGACGCAAAAGGTAAAGATGCAAACGAGGTTAGTTTAGCTATTATGAATAGTGTTCCTCATATGTCAGGTGTGGATGGAGACCAGTGGAAAGAAGCAATTTTCCAATTAGCTAAAGAAAACAAGGATGATTTAGAGAAAGTATTTAAGAAGAAAGTAGAAGAACATGGAAATAAACAGAGTAACTCGTAATCATACATACTTAATATATAATTTCTTTTAGGGGGGCATCTTCATGAAAGTTGTACGCTCTATATTTAAAGGCTTTCGTTTAATAGGTTTAATTGTAAAGCCAGTACTTAAAGCATTATCAAAAAGTAAATTTTAAATCTCATAAAAATAAAAATCCCCTTTTGCATATGAGTGCACAAGGGGATTTTTTCAAATTAATCTATTCGTTCTACAGATACTGGTTCATAGATAAATAAGAAACGGTACCTTTACACTAACATCTATAAAGATGAAAATCAATATATAAATACCTACCTATAGAATCAGGTAACATTTTTATTCATAAAACTATTCTTTTGTAGAAAATCACTTCACATACACATAGGCTTCATTTGCTGTTACATAGTATGTTTTACCTTTGCTATTGTGTACTTTATATTGTGACGATCCATTGACAGTTACTTTCACATCAATTGTGAATCCTAACCCTGCATCTACAGAGCCAGCAACATCTTTATCCTGCCAAGATGGAGCATCATAGAAACGTAGATTGTTAACTTTAGAAACAACTCGCTTACCTACAATAGAAGAATCCACTGTGCTTTTCTTTTCAAACTTCACATAAGATGGATCATTTTTAATCCATTGTTCCCCACCAAGATTTAACCAACCGTCTTTTTCTCCCCACACAATATATGATTCTGGTTTGTTTAACTGACGAATTTTAGAATAGCTTGTACCTGGTCCTTTACGTAAGTTAACGTTCTTACCCTCGATATAAGCAATACCATCTGTTACAGCTGTAGGAACTTCTGCTGTAACAGATGGTTTTTCTGGAACAGAAACTTCTACACTAGAATTCTTGTATGCACGTTGTACATCTGCTCTAAATTGCGCTTCAGATACTCCGTGAGATTTTAAGTAATCAAGTGGATCTTCGTGATCTGTACCGCCAAGATACTTCGTTACGTCATAGTGAGTCCATAATCCTTTTTCAACAGATAAACCACGGTCACGTAGGATTTTAGCTAGTAACTTCACATATTTATCATAGCTGCGTTTAAATTTAGTGTAGTCCGCTGTTTCGCAAAGCTCTACGTGCACAAAGCGTTTGTTTGCACCTGGTCCCCCACCATAAGCAATGTATTTAGTATCAGCAATTTGAATCGTTTCATTCCAGTCTACTGCATAGTGAACAAATGCATTTCTCCATGTACGAGTTTCGTATTTTTGAATATTAATAGCTGGAGCTTCTGGAGTTGCCGTTGAATGAGCAACAACGCCTTCATAAGCACCTACGCCATAACGGTATGGTTGTTTTGGTAAATCAGGAATAATAAGCGTTCTATCAGCAAAAGCACTTGCTGCAAAAGAACCAGCAAGTGCTAGAATCATAAGAAATGAGGTAACATGTTTCATTGTCTTTTTCATTTAGCATCAACATCCTTTTTCATAATTTTTGTGTGGTCAAATAATCCACTTGCTGATAGTCCAATGATGATTCCTTGAAATACATTTGCTTTGATATCTCCGTCCAAAAATAAAACGCCTAGCACAATGCCAAGCGTTAAATTCAATAACGGGACATATTTTGTTTGTAATCCAATTGTTTTTGCAATCTGTGAAAGACCAACTACAATTCCAATCACTACAGTAATCTCAATCATTACATACCACCTCCCTTCAACAATAAACCGATAAGTGCGGTTACGATTGCACCAATAATGATACGGAGAATCCAGGTAGTATTGGCGCTAATCTTCTCAAGCTGTTTGTTTATATTCACAATGTCCTTTTCATTGACAGTGGTACGTGTTTCTATGTTTCGGATGTCTCGTTGCATATCTTTTTGATCTAACTTTATCTGTTGGATCTCTTGCTTTAATTCTTGAATTTCTTGCATTGGTTCAGCTCCTTTCAAAATAAAAAGAGAGACGATTGCTCGTCCCTCTTTGGAATAAATGTCGTATTTTATTCAGAATGATTTTAATATTGTTTATTTTACTCTTAATGTTTTATAGTACTGCGTTTTTTGTTATCGTTTAGTAGTACATATATCTCACTAATTGGTACACTGATTTAAAAAATATAGAATGCTCATTCAATTAAGGATATTTATTGTCACTTAAAGTAGAAAGCAGGTATGCATATGGAAGAGATCATTGATTTATCTTTAATTTTCTTTTTCTTTCTTCTAATAGTCTTCATTGTATGCTTTATATTACAAGTATCCATGAAGATTTTTGGTAGGAAGAAAAAACATAACAAATCTATTGAAAAAGAATTAAAAAATCATTCCTCAACACAAGAAATTGGTAATCAGAACGAAACAGGAACAAATGCTAATGATGCTGAAGCAAATTGGATGAATGCTGTGACGACAACAGCCTTTATTACAGCATCTATGAAAAGCGCTCAGGATCATTCGGAAGGTAATAATCACAATTCGAATTCAGCGAATCATGACAACGCAGATTCACAGGATTAATTTAACTTAGTGATTTAATCGACATCAAGAGTAACGTTTTTTAAATCACTTTTTATTAATCTTAATCCTTAGTTCTTTTACAAAGATAACTTACCATGCATCAAATCCGCTCGTTAATATTTAGAGCCCATATACATTACACTTACAGTCGCCTTTTCTTTATACTCAGTACATGTTCCTATCGTGTCATCATAAAACCCCGAACATAAACTTTTTCGCCTTTTTCTAAAAATAAAAAAGCATGTTATCGCACACTTATCTCTAAAAGCCGTATTTTATACAAAACAAAAAAGACCAGCTTATGGCTGCTCTGGTTTCTCGTTTATTAATTTTTGAACTAAATCTTTTAATGTCGATACTTCATTTATAAGTATTGAAACTTGCTCTTTTAGTTGTTTATTTTCTTCCCTTACTTCTTTCATTTCAATATACATTTTTTGAGTAGCTGCAATATGAATTGCCAAAGCTCCATATATATTAACAGCCTTACCATCTTCCGATTTGAATATTTCATCGGTCTCTTCTGCTATAAAACCATAATTCGCTACAATGTCTTTCGTTGTGAACGGTTCTGCTCCTTCTTCTTTTTCCTCTCTCATCTTATACAACTTTTCCACTTCCGTTTTTAAGTTGTAACTTCTTGGCTGCAAAGCCATAATTTTTTCTACAGGATCAAACGGCAGGTCCCTGATATTGGCTTTAATGTCCTTAGTTGATTTATTGTAAAAGTTCCCATTAACAGTTAGACTCCTGCATTCCAAATCCCTAAATTCAGTACCGTTATAATTCTTAATTTGAAGAGAACTTTGATATCCCGAAACATGAGATGCCCTCACCCGTATATATGCTAGTCTTATATCAGCATTAGCATTATCATCATCAATTAAGACACTATTCTGATCAGATGGTTTTTTTCTATTTCTAAAGTAAAACTTACCTGCATTATTATCGTAAAAATGTTCCTCATTAGAAGCTAACCAAACTTGAGAATGGGCCATAACATTAAAACTTTTTGTTGCCTCCATGTGAATATTAGTACCACCATTATCCCATGTGGTTTCCAATCTCATTGCATTCTTAGCTCTTAATAATAGAAAATCATCGCTTCTTACATTGATTAATCCCTTAGAATCTATGAGGACATGTCCGCCTGCACTCAATTCTAACCTACCACCATTATTTCTATAGAACGCTACGGTAGCATTTGTTTTGAACATATTGTTACTAACCTCATTAACTATACCAATAGTTCCCCATGCATTGAAAAAATCTGTTTTATTCGGTGTCACTTGCGTAATTGCTATAGAACCTACAGTATCTGTTGAATCTTTCCCCAAAAAGAAAGAAGGCTGAATCCCACCATCATCACGCGAATAAAATCCCCAATAACTTCTTACAAGGCCATCCTCTTTTAATCGAATATTAGATTTCATTATCTCTACCCATCTAGGGTCATTCGATTGCCGGGAAGTCCTAATATTCATCCCCTCCAAAACATCTCCTTTAAGATGTTCAGCTGTAACATATCCGACAAGGTTGATTCTATTAGCCTGGACTTGAATTTGTTCTGCAGTTTGATTGATAGATGAGATGATATTGCCTTTTTTGACGGTAGAATTAATTTCATTACTCATTACAGATAACTGAGAAGTATGCGAATCCACCATAGCCTTACTTCCAAATTGACCGTTGGCTTCTGTTTTCGTGTAAACATCCTTTTTCTCTGCCTTTAACTCAATACTTTTAGACTGCTGATTTATGCTTGTTTCAAAAGTTGATACCTTAGAGTTAAAATCAGAAGTAGCTACTTTCTTAGCAATCTCGCCTACAAGTTGGTCATAGTTAGCGTAGTCTTTCGGATTTTCCATGAAAGTAGAAGGATTTTCTCCCTGTTGCACTTGTGGTTGAGATGCCCATATAAGACCGTTCTTAAGTAAGTAGATAGCCGCTTGAACATGAGTGACAGCACTTGTAGGGATACCAAGAGTCAGGCTTACAAAAGTCCAAGCTCCGTTAGTTAATAGATTTTTAAACTCTATTGATTTTTGACCTACAACAGTTCCCCCATTAAGAAATTTAAGCTCTATGGCTCCACCTGCGTCTAATCCTGCTTTATCGTTAGTAAATATCCATGTTGATAATACTAACTTCCCTGAACCCCCTGAAACAGGTATCAACTGGCTAATGCCTGTCCAAGTATTTGCAGTTAGTCCTGTAGCTTGAATCTGAGCTGAGTTATATCCGTCGTGATTTCGAGCGCTTGTAGGAGTAACTGCTGTTCCTGTAGTGATTCCCATCTTGTTCCACTTCGTAAGGCTTGGAGTTCTGGAAGTAACCACTCCCGTGGAAGTATGAATTACTCTGTCCTCAAAAGCTGAGTTAAAGTACATGTTCACACTACCTAACCCACCTACATAGTCCTGCATTTGGGTATCAGAAACTTTAGATTTGATTTGATTATTTAACTGCGTGATATCACTCGTGTTTTGTTGAATGACCGTTCCGTGTTGACCTTGTGTTTGTGTTAGTGATGTAATACTTTGAGAGTTTGAATCAGCTGTTTGCTCCACAGTATTTACACGCTTTTCAAATCCAGCTTGGCTGTTTTGAACGTTTGTTACAGTTGTTTTAACACCATCCACACTTTTTTCAATCTCGGTTGTTTTAGACTGGAATGCACCTTGTGTTACTCCATCTTCGGGAGCAAGATTCCAGGCTTCAAGTAAGTCACCAAATGTAACCAAAATTCCAGTGAATGTTGCATCAGCAGTAGTAGTATTGGCGGTCGCTACGTTTACACGCGCATCTTTTAAAGTACCGGTATACTTTGTCGTATCAAAAGGAACTGAAATGCGGACCCATCCATCTGCTACTTCTTTTTGTGAAATAATAGCGTAATAATTTTTATCTGTTCCGTTTTGGTCATATGTGAATCTCATATATAGGCGTGGATATTCATTAGTAGAAGTCACCATTTTTACATTAATATAGCAAGAAGCAACGCCTTTTTTATTCACAAATAGTTCTTTCTGTAAAATCTGAGTAATAAACGCTGTGTTACTTGTTAATTGCAAACCTTTCTTAATATCTGGGACACCTGGTATTGCAACATCGACAATTTTGGTAGTAACCGCATTTGTAATTCCGACCCATGCGTTTTTATCATTCGAAAAATCCGAGTTAATTGCATAGTTTCGAACATTAACTTCCCTTGTTTCTAAACTTGTAAGCTTTTCACTGATCTTCCCTGCTTGTTCTTTAATTTCAGTTGTTGTTTTCTTAAGTTCACTTGTTGTTTGCTGCACATCAGAAATAGTCTTTTTTGTACCTTCTACAGTGGACTCGACCGTATTTAATTTATTACTGATTTCAGTATCTTTTTTCGTTAACGATTCAATAGAAGTTTTAAATCCATCGGCGGTTTGCTCTGATTTCGTCATGCGTTCAGTTAGCTTCCCTTGTTCGTTTTGTATATTTGAAACGGATGTTGTCACACCATTGATATTTCTCTCTATTTCAACTGCTTTTTTAGTAAATTCACTGTTTGTTAGCTGATCTTCAGGAGCTGGTGACCATGTGGAAAAAACAGTTCCTTCAGCTAACTTTGTTCCTGCAATAAACACTTCACCAGTAGTCTCTTTATTTTTTTGCGTTCCAAAATAAATCCGTGCTTCATTTGTCTTAAATTCTACTTCTAATTTAAAATGGTGCCATTTCCCATCAGATAAATCCTTAGGTAAATTAACAATTTTATACGTAGGTGTAGTGCTTCCGTCACGTACTCCCATCGCCATAGTTAGATTGCTAGACTTAAAGAACGCTGAAATAATATATTGACCAGGTGTTACTTTAATATCTCTCATAAACCATAAATCAGCTATATTGTTTGTTCGCGTTAACTTTCCGCAATATGCAAACTCAGGTATATCGGTAGCTTGTTCCACAGCACCGTTCCCACTTTGTTTATCCCATATAGTCCAACCTGTAGCATCACCCGTACCAAAGTTTGAATTTGTAATTACGTTGCGTTCTGCAACTTTAGCGTTATCAAGTTTTGATGTGACTTGAGACAATGATTCTTTTGTCCCTTCAGCCATTTGTTTCGTTTCATTCACTGTTTTTGTGACTTCTACTACATTATTAGAAAGAGTTTTTAACTCTGACTTCTCAGCTTTTTGTGAAATTGCTTCGTTTGTTTGACCAATAGATGTATTAACGTCCTTAAACTTCTGAACATTCCCTTGTTTATCAGTTTCATAGATTTGTTTCCCTATAAAACCATCTTTAATTTCATCTTTTGTATAAACACCAGATTTATCAGCTTTATCTTTCAATTGGTTATTAATCCACGTTTGATCTACTTTGTTATTAACCTGCTTTTGAACATCAACTATTTGCCCAGCTATTTCTTGTGCTTTATTCTCCACAGTTTGAACCTTTTGATTTAACTCTGTTTTTGTGGACTCAATATCTTTATTTACTTGCTCTAATGTTTCTTTCTTTACTTTTTCTACATCTGGAACAACAGATTCCCAAGCTGTACCTGTCCATATTTTTAAAATGCCAGGCTTACCACCGCTAATATCACGCCATAGCGTTTTGTTTGGTTTGAGATTAGCGGTAGGTGGTTTAACACTTTCTATGATATCTACAAGATTCTGCTTTACATAATCAACAGTTGCTTCTGCTAAGTCTTTGGCCGTTTGACTTTCTTTTTGAGCCTGATCTGCTTTATCTTTAGCATCAATGATGTCTTGGTTTTGTTCGTTTACTTTGTCCTTTAATTGGTCGAACAATTCTTGAGGAACCTTATCATACAGCGAACTTAGAATTTTTTGGTACAATCTTCGCAACTCATCATTTTGATCAACGATTTCACGATAATCACCAAACACGTATTTATCTTGTGTAGGGTCTTTAAATGATTCATCACCAGCAATAGCACGAGCTTCAAGATATAACTTAGGTGTAAAACCTGTATCTATAATTCGGATTGTATCGCCTTCATTGATTAGTTCGTGCGCTAGTCCAAATATGCGCCCTATACTTTGAGCTTGAACTTCGTATGAAACAGAAGTATTCACAAGCTTATTCATTTCCGTTTTCATCAGAGCCAAAAGTCTCTGTGGAGACATATCTTGATTTTCTGTTTGTGGAGTATAGAAAGCGAATTTATGTTTTCCTTTCTCATTCCATCGTTGATAAGCTGCATCATCCACAAGATAAGGCACACCATTATTTATTTCTGAGATCGTAATGAATTCTCCATTTTCTTTTTGAACGTAACCTAATAAGGCGGTACAAATGTTTTGTGAGTTCTCAATACGTTTAATCCCCAACAAATCTTTACCGACCGTTATTTCTTTTCTTGTATCTCGTCCTCTTCTCTTAACCATATCCACATAACGAACAACGATTTGAGAACCCATAACTTCAGCGCGGTATTGAATTTCCACCTCAAATGAAGCCGCAATCTTTTTTGATAAATCCAATGGATCAGTAAATTCTTCAATTACCATTGAATGCGCTCCATCATGTTCTATTTTACCTATTTCACATTTCGTACCTTTGAGGGCTATTTCCATACATTGTTTCAATGTTTTACTTTCAATTTTTTGTGGTTCGATAATCCCTGCTTTAGCAAGTTGAATCCATTCACCTGATGCATAAACTGTTAATGACCTATCATCAGAATTTTTTTCCACTTCTGTAATGACATAAGGAACGATTCTACCACCACGTACTTCTTTTAACACTAAATTTTGTTGCACAAGCATTGCTGCATGATCTGTATTCTCAAACACTTTAAATTCTAAGGTGTCGATATTATTTTTAATTTCCCAATGTCGTTTGTCATCCCAATAGTCTTTGGGTTGTATAGCTGAAACGATTTGACTTGTTTTAAAATCAACAACATGTAAGTCTCCACTTGGTGTCCTCATCTAAATCGCTCCCTATACGTTAATTCTGCTATTCCTACATTGGCTGGGCGTACTATAATTTCATTTTGTCCCCGTTTTACAACAGGAAATGAACTGAATATATCTTTTAATGCAATTGCGTTTGTTCCGTTGATCGTTACAAGTGAACGTTCTGTATCTATTTGAATTTCATCTCCTACATCAAAAATATAAGGAGTTTCATCTACGTTTACACTGTAAAGCTTCCATACTTTTAAATCCTCAATCCACATATCCATAGGAGTAGATAAAGCTCCATATTGTAGGAAAGCAATTGCTACTTTTGCTATTGACTTAGATGTTGCGGGATTCTCTTTAGATACATCATTCCAGCGTTGCACAAGAGAAGTGCCATCTACTCCGTTTGGTCCATCTGCTTTAGCAAAGTAAACACTCCATTCCGTGCCACGCCTTGCTATAGAGTAGTGACCTCTGAAGTCATTAAATGTGGTAGCATACGTCCCAGTTGTATCCACTAGCGTTTTAGTGCCACCAATGACCGCATTAGCTTTCGTCATAATATGACTAGCATAGTCATCATTCATGTTTAACTCGGAGATAACTGATCCGTCCTGAGCTAGAAACATTAAGACTACTTTTCCGACCTGGTTCATGTAAGAAGAAAATAGCTTTACTCTCATGTCCGCTCTAAAGTCGATTAATGGACCGTTTGAAATGTCTCTTGTGTAGATAGGACCGTGCCAGCCAGTTCCATCTCCATAGAGTTTAGTCTTAAAGTAGGCGCTATTGATGACTTCCATGTCTCCAGTACATGTATAGTTACCGATCTTCCCAGTTACTTTAGTCCAAGGGCTAAGCGTGTTCATTTCATCATAGATAACACGGTCTTCTTTCTTAACTACCTTGTTTTGAATCCCAGTAGGATATCCAATTCGAAAGTATTCATCATCATTCCATACATCAAGGAAAGGACTCATTGCTCCTACAGTGATATCTATAATAGGATTAGAATCCACAGTTCCAATGTTACGGAATTCAGCTTTTAAGTCACCATACTTATCAATAGCCATCATTTTCTTCTGTACAGGTCCTAACTTATAAGGCATTGGGCAAATAAATGTAAGCGTTCCTGTTCCGAATGTTACAAATTCATCTGGATCAAAGCTATCATCCACAATTGCTAAATATGTTCTATTTGGTTCTACATCAAAAATAAGTTCTGCTGGTTGTTCTGTTATTAACCAATCTGCAATTTCTTCTTTTAATAGTTCTAAGTCTCCACCATCAGGAACGATAATTCCAACAGGAATAGATAAAACACGCATTTCCGTTTGTGTGTTTAATAGTCTTGCACCTGGATATCCTGGCACACTTAGAAAATTTCGTTTCAATGGTGCCCAAGTAGGTCTTTTCCATCCTTTTGCAATTTGGACATATTTTTTACGTTCATTGTTAAATGTAAAAGAGCTCATTTTGACACCTCATTTCTTTATAAAATAAAAGAAACCCAAACCTAAAAGGCTGAGTTTCTTTGTTCTTCTCGTTCTTGATACTCTTTTGTATATCGATAAGTGCCGCGTGCCACGTCTCGACCTTCTAAAACAACAGGAACCTCAACTACCAAGTCACCACCAAGCATTGGAATTGCTCCGCCACCAGATGATCCAGACGAGTAATTAAATACTTGATTTGATACACCGTTTGTCATGGCTTGTCTGCTATTTGACATACTGCCATACACACCACTCATAACAGTTTTCAATCCTGATAATTGGCTCATAGAACTATCCATCATGCGACTCATATCACCCATTAATTGACTCATAGTTCCAGTAGTGCCAACCATAGTTTTAGCAATACCTTCACCAATAGATCCAAGTGTCTTTTTATTCAAAGGTAAAACCGCTTCTGGTCCAGCTTCTCCTGCGCCTTGCAAGTTTCCACCATTCATCCCAAAGATAGTTGGTTTAGTGAAGATACCACCTTTCGCGCGCCAATCAATATTGATTCCAGATGGATAAGTAACGTCTTTACCCAGTACATTTTTTGTACTAGTTTCTAAACTAAAGTGCGGCATTTTAGGCATTTCAGGTTTAGGAATTTTTAACTTCAAATTATCAAAGAATCCTTTGATTTTATCAACAAATTTTTCTACTTTATCCACTGCATCTTTTATTGGATCAATAATAAATCGTTTAGCTGCTTCAAATTTTTCTTGAGCTGCATTTTTTACAGCATCAAATTTTTCTTTTGCCGAATTATACAAGCTCTCGAATTTTTCTTTTGCTGAATTATAAGCTTCAGTAACTGGGTCAATCACATATTTCTTCATCAAATTCCAAGCTGTAAGTGTATATGATTTTATAGTTTCCCAATTACTTAATATCCAATTAGCTAAATCTGAAAGCTTTTGTTTTGTTGTATTCCACAAGTCTTGAACAGGTTGAATAACATATTGTTTGACCAAATTCCAAGCCGCAAGAGTATATGATTTAGCAAGTTCCCATTTTGAACTTAACCAAGATATCAAATCACCAAATTTTTCTTTTACAAAGTTCCAAGTATCTAGGACGGGTTGAATGATATATTGTTTAAATAATCCCCATGCAATTTGTGCCGCAGCCTTTGCTATTTCCCATTGTGTACTAAGCCAGTTAACTAACTCGCCAATTTTTCCGCTTACCCAATTGTAAGCTTCTTGTATTGGTTGAATAATATATTGACTGATTGCCGCCCAAGCAATTTGCACTCCAGCTTGAATCAGTAACCAACCAGCTTCTAAAACAGTAGAAACCGCCGAAATAATTGGATCTAAAACAGTAAGAATAGTATTCCAAGTTTCTTCCCAAGCTTGTACGAGTGTTCCCCACAATTCGGATGCCGTTGTAACTAAAGAAGACCACCAGGAATAAGCTGTTTCAACAATTCCAGACCATAAGCTGCTAAAGAATTCACCTATTGGATCAAAGAAACTATGCATCATTTCAGTAAATGAAGCCCAAGCACCTGAAAAGAATTCAACAATAGAATTCCATGTACTACTACATATTTCGCCAATCCCTGTCCATAAATCACTAAAAAACTGACCTATTGGATCAAAGAATGAGTGCATGGTTTCTAAGAAAGAAGTCCATGCTTCACTAGAGGATTGAACTATCCCATCCCAAAGTTCTATCAAATATTCTTTAATAGAATTCCAGGCTTCTATGGTCCAATTTTTTATATCGTCCCAGTTTTTATAAATGGCAATTCCTATAGCTGCTAAAGCTGCTATAAGAAGAGGAATACCGGCAACAAGTCCAGCTGCTGCTAAAGCTCCAATCTCAAAGAAGCTCATGACTGTCATGACTATAGGAGCAAGTGCCATAATTGCACCTGAGATTATACCAATAGCCATTGCAACAGCTGTTAATGTGGCTGCTAATTTAGGATTGTTAGAAATCCATTCAGCTACTTTGGAAATAACATCAGCTATAACACTAAGAACAGGTTTGAGTGCAACTTGTAAATCTTGCATTGCTTTTTGAAACTTAACTGCTGGACTTGCATCCATTTTTTTTATGGATTCATTTAATTTATCCTGATTCTTCTGGAAGTCTACTGTTTTTTCTGAAGCGTTTATTAAAGTATTAGTTAGATTTTGTCCTTGGTCTTCAAACATAGTGGCTAGAACTTTAACCCCTACTTGATTCTTTTTAACAGGATCTTCTATTCCTTCTATCGCTTTAGCTACTTCCACCATAGCTTTCGAACCGTCACTTCCACCTTTAGCGACAGCTGCACCCCATTTTTCTATTTGTTCAGTTGCAATGCCTGATCCATCAAGTGCTTCTTTTAAAGCTTTATCCGCACCTTGAGCAAATTCAGTTAGTTGGATTCGCCCCTCCTTCAGCCCATCTAACATATTGTCGATATTCCAACTACCCGTTTCAACCCCCGCTTCCATAATTGCTTGGACTTCTTCAGCTTTAAAACCTGCACGAGTCAGCTGACTTCCGTATTCGGCAATGATATCTAGTTGCTCTGGTGGGAATCCCATTTTTAACAACGCATCAACCATACCAAGAGCACTTTCTTGAGTTATCCCTAATTCACTACCTATTTCGTATGTTTCTTGAATTAATTCTGTAAAATCTATTCCTTCATAGGATTGCGCGATTGTTGCTGCTCCCTTTACTATAGATGCATTCGCTTCATCACTAATGTCTTTATTTAAAGCCCATTGTCTACGTACACCAGCAAGCGATTCTTCAGCATCCACCCCATAAGCGGTTACGCCTCTTATTGCTTCTTCCACTGATTTTTTAGAGGACTCTGGAACATCGAATGTTATATCAATCTTAGTTTTCAACTTTGACATATCCATTGCTTTTTCAATCGCAGTTGCAATACCACCACCGGCAGCCATACCACCTATGACGTTTTCTAATCCTACCTTTAGTCCTTCAAACTTCTTCTCTGTTCTTCCGGCTTCTTGTTGTAAATCTCTTAACTCATTTCGTACTTGTTGTATTGAGTTTCCAGCATCCACAGAACGAAGTGCCCTTTGTAATTTTTCAATATCAGCTTCTGTTCCTAATGCTTCTCGGCCGATAATTCCAATTGCTTGTTCTAGCTGTCTACTTGTAGCCGTTCCACTTTTAATTGCATTCACAAGACGGTTACCTAATGCACTAGCAAAATCATCCACGCTTTTCCCTGTAGCGTGGAATAAAGTTTCTAACTGCCTAGTTGAACTTGCTACACTTTCCTGTTCGGCTTTCATATTACCAAGTTTGTTTTTTAAGCCATTAAGTGACCCTTCTGTAAATTCAATTTCGCGCCTAAACGCACGATATTGTTCTTCAGAAATCTTACCGTTTTGAAATTGGGCTTGGACTTGTTGTTCCGCTGCCTTCAATTTATCTAGTTTTTGCGTGGTGTTTTCAATTTGTTGTGTAAGTAATTTTTGTTTTTGCGCTAATGCTTCCACATTACCAGGATCAAACTTTAACAACCGTTCAACATCTTTTAATTCTTTTGTTAAATCATTACTACGTTTATTTACATCTTTCAAAGCGTTTTGAAGCCCCGTGGTTTCTCCACCAATTTCAATTGTAATTCCTTTGATTTTCCCTGCCATATTCTCACCTCATTTCCTAGAAAGAATCGTAATCTTTTTGATTCGCTTTTCTTACTTTTTCTTTATCTGGATTTTCCATTTCAGCAAATTCAGCAATATAATCAAAGCAATCGCCAATTGTCATGGTTTCTAAATCCCAATACGTTAATTTTGCTTTATAACAAAGAGCAAGGAACAAATCAGTGGTTAAGTCTTCATCACTGAATGTCCCTTGCTTTTCATCATTTCCTGTTATTTTTTTTTTGCTCCCATAGTGACTTGAACTAATTCCATGATTTCTGGCATGATTTCTTCAATTGGGAATTCTTCAAATTCATCCAACCACGTCATAGGATCAGAAATATTTGAATCAGCCGTTTTAGCAAATAACCAAGTCAAGTCATAAATAAGTTCAAAGTCCACTTTACTTATATCAACATTAGACATATCAATAGGTTGTTCTGATCCATCTGGCGTAGTTAACGCATTAATTGCTCCTAACCCCATCATATCTGCAAATAAATTACGTCTGAATTGTGCTTTATATCGTTTAACTGTTGCCGCTGTGCTTTTTAATCGAACTTGTTTTCCATCTATAGTAATTGTCTTTTCCATTTATAATTACGCTCCTTTTGGTGCTGCCGGTGTTTTTACATATACTTTTTTGTACCAGTCGTTATAAATTGCTTGTGTTGTTTTAGCAGTCGTTTTCGTTTTAACCATTGGTCTTCCACCAGGCGCTAAAACAATTGGACTAGAAACAAACTTCAGTTCATTTGTATTTGGTTCAGCAGAACTTGTTTTTGTTTTAGATGCAATCGTTGGACGACTTGCTGAACAGTTATACATAACATGACGGGTTGCGTTCACATCACCATCAAACTCAAATAATAAGGCGAATGGTTTTCCTTTTGCATCAGCTAATTCATTTAATACGCCATCCGTTTCGTCTAATTCCTCACCAAGTGCATCAATAGCAAATTGCTCTGGAATAGTAGCAATATTTAATGCTCCATCGTAACCTTGGTTATTACTTGCCGCGTAATAAAGCATGTCATCTGCATAGAATTCAATTAAATCACCGCGTGGCTCAAAAGTTAGTTCAACTCCACCGGGTAATGGAATTGGTGTCCCGAATTTAACTAAAAAATCCTTAGTATCTAATGGCACATAATGTACATTTTTCAAACCGAATGTTACCTTATTTTCGTTCATTTACATCAACCTCGTTTCATAAAATTTTTGATATATTTTTTCTGTTTCAATAATCCCTTCGAATGGCGAATCATATGGTATTTCATGATCGTCCAGGACTTGTTCAAGCTTGGCTTCTGCAACTGAATCTTTTCTATTTGTATAAAGCTCTATATTTAAATCATTTATCTTGTGATAGACCTTATTATCAGCCATGAGATTGGCTGAACCGTCCACAAGAAAGCAAATATAAGGTGGTGCTGGAACAGGATTAGTTGGTGTTGCTGTGAAATGCGAATAAGCCACAGGATAACCTGTAGCTTCAAGAATTTTTGTTAGTTCTCCTAATGTCATTGTTGAACCGCCCTTTCGATACGTTTTGGCAATTCATCAATTACATACTCTTCAACTGGACGAATATGAACTTGTGCTGGAACTCGACCACCACCGACTTTCGCATGTCCCTTTTCTAAAAGATGCGTTAATTGTCCTTGCGTATTATGAAGGACAACACCATTACCTTCTTTTTTCTTACGCCATCCTTTACGATAAGCACCTGTTTTTTTAGGACTATTTTGCTTTAATTTACCTACAACAATATCGCCCACTTCATCAATTTCATTTTCTAAGTTTTCTTCCACAACATTTGCATACCTTTGTAATTCTCTAGCAATCTCACTAGTAAAATCATTCATATTAAGTATGCTCCTTTGCGATAATGGTCAATGTTTGATACATTTCATCATCATTCATTGGCGGTTCGATTATATCGAAGGTTCTATGTCCTGTTTTATCCTTCAAAATAATTCTCATTAATTCTGTAATTCCCGCTGTGTAAGGAATTACAAACCGATTAATTCGCGTGGACTGTGAAGCCGAAGCTTCAATGTACTCTGAACCTTTTATCGTTTTTATCATCGCCCATGCTTTTTTAACTTCTTGCCAATTACCAGTTTCAATTTCTTGATTTAATTCATCTTTTATTACTTCAGGCTGCTCAAAAATAATTCGATTTCTAAAATCACCTGTATTCAGTGGCTTTTTATACTGAAAAGGACGCATTTTATTCACCGCCCAACTTAATTTCTTCTAAAGCCTTTTCAATGCTTAAACTATTAATCTGACTTAAAAAATTCTTGTCAAAATACTCTAGAGCATCGTTATAAACATAACGAGAGCGTTCAAAGACTAATTCCTTGAACACCTCGTCTTTATTAAGGTCGTAATTACCACAAACCCTAATTAAATCTTTATTAGATGCAAATAAGATGCGTCTTAGGTTGTCGTCTTCATCATCGCCTAATCGCATCCTATCTTTGAATTGCTGTAATATTTTATTTGAAATTACTGTTTCCATTCACATCATTCCTTATTTAGTTGCTGGTGGTGTTTCCTCAAGGCTTAATGTGTAAACTTGTGAAGTATATTTGTCCTTCGGCTTACCCGTAGCATATTGTTTTGCAATATAAAGTGTTGCATCTTCTAAAGCTAATGTTTCTTCATACTTTTTAATTGGTTCAGTTCCACCCATCGCTGCAATATACTCTCCTTTAACAAAAAACAGCACCTTACCTTGAGGTACAAACACTGATTCTGTAGGAGTTGGATTGAACGGTAAGCTTGTCACATACACTCCAGCTGCATTTTGAATTGTTGCATTTGCTTGGATATCAAAAGTATCAAACGGATTTGTTACCATAACTACTTTCCCAGCAATATTTTTTGGTCTGTCTGCATCAGTTTTACCATCAGGATTTAGCTTTTTAGCCAGTAATTTAACAACTCCTTTTAATTCATTGATTGTTTTTCGACCTGGTTCAAATGTTAAAGTCCCTGCTGTTTTTTTATCTGGATATACTCCTCCAACAACACTCCCACTTGGATCTTTTAACAATCCGATAGGTTCATCTTTACCTGTACCAATTACGAATCCACGTTCTAAACCTACAGACATAGCTTCTGAAATCATTGTACGAACATAGCGTTCCACCCACACTGGACCAAGTTTAAGCATGTCATTTGCCAATGGGATAAATGCCGTTAATTTAAGTTGAGAGATAGACTCTTTTCGGAATGTAGCATTTAGTTGCCCTTTAATATCACCGAATAATGGTCCCCATACAGCTGCACCTTCTGGATCTCCATAGATAAATTCTGTCACAGCACCTAAGTTTTCTAATCCGATATGTTCTAAAAACGGATGACCTTGAACTAAATCATCAAAAATCCGTTCTTGTGTTGTCTTAGGTAATGTTTCAGTATCTTTAAATCCACCATCTTGAACAGCTGCATTAAAGAATTTCATTTCCTCACTTGTTAATACATTAGAACCACGAGACTGCATAATAGAACGGTCTACAATAGATTCATTGACTTGATTCAAGATATCTGAGCGGACATCTGTAGCAAGTGCCTCAATCATGGAGTTCAATGCTGCCGATTGTTCTTCCGCTGTACCATCCTGTGTTGCTTTCGCAAATGCTATTTTCTTATCTTCAAAATTATTAAATTTAATCACCATATTTTATTTTCCTCCTAGATTTAAAAAGAGCGTACTCAGATTCTGTTTTGTATTAACAGGCTCTTGAATAGGCTCTTTTGGATTTTGATTATTTGGTTGTTTCGTATACTTTGCTATTAAATCTTCTTTGAAATTTTCTACAATTTCCTCTTCTTCATCTTCTTGCGTATCATCAATTTCAATTTCATCAGCAATTTCATCAGCTAAACCAAGAGCAACTGCTTCCTCTGCTGTTAGCCAAGTTTCATCTTTTAAAAGCTGTTTTAATTCTTCGTCTGTTCCAACAAAACGTTTTTTATAAGATGCCGCTAAAGCTGAATCAATCTTTCGTAAATCTCGTGCTGTTTTTTCAAAAAAATCTGCATTTCCATATTCAAAGGTACTTGCTTGATGAATCATCATCATGGTATTGCTAGGCATAATGATTTTATCACCTGCCATAGCAATTACAGATGCGGCACTAGCTGCCCAACCATCAATATGAACTATAATTTCTGCATTGTGCTGCTTTAACTGATTACAAATTGCTACACCATCGAACGCGGAACCTCCACCCGAATTAATATGAACGTGAATTTTTTCTGCTTTAACATCTTGAATTTTTCTTCTTACTGCTTCAGCATTATTTTCACTAAACCATCCACCAATTGATCCATAAACAGTTAATTTATACTCATTCTCTCCTTTAGCTTCAAAACGAATATCTCGTTTTAAATTTAAAAGCTTATTCATATTCATATGTTCCATCATTTCTCACCTCCTTCAGATTCATCTAATCTTGTATAGTTTTTCGTAATGTGATGAACATTTAAGTTCGGATCATCCGAATCTTCATAATCTACTTCTGATCTAATCTCATTTCCTGTAAATGCACTTGAAGAAATGAGTTTATCAATACTTGTTGCAAGGTCAAATATACTTTGGTAAGAAACAGCCTTAACTTCAATCTTTTGTCCTGAAAGATATTCATTCATTTCAAAGAATTTAACATTTGCTTCATCAGATAGCTTTTTTAATAATGGCCTTACTGTGAAAAGTATGTAATTTTTCGTTTGCTTCTCTACATCAGCCATTTCCCCATATAATAAAGCTGTTGGAATACCGATAGCCATTGCTACTTGATTTAAAAAGCCACTGGTTACTTTGTTGATTTCTTCCACACTTGGTCCATTCGCAACACCATTATATATTTCGTTATAATTAATACCCTTTTGTTGCGGAACAATAGCTATATCTTTTGAACCAATTGACTTATACATGTTGTCTATAAACTCTTGTAACTTCGCTATTTGTTCTTCTGTTTTGGCACTAATCATATCCATATCAACTGTGCCACGAACTTGATTTTTACGCTTCTGTGAGTTTAATATCCTACCAAATAAATCTCCGTAATCCGCAAATAACCCATCGATAAGTGGAGATAATTTATCGTTCCGATACTTTAAGTGAATTACTTCGCTTTGTTTAAAATTTCTCTTAAACGTGTAATCTTTTACTATTACATCGGTAAAAGTATCTTCAAACACAGCATACTCATTATGTCGAAATCCATCGGCAATAAGTAAATCACCATCATCAGCTTGTATGACTAAGCATTCATTATCATAAATAAGTTTACGAATAAATCTTTCCCAGAAAGTGCTTGCTGTCATGTTTTTGTTCGGTCTAACGTTTAATCGATAATATAGCTCATTCTTTTCAAATACTTTACCGTTTCTTACTCTGAATTCAGATTGACTAATCGTTCTTCCTAGAAAAGATACGCATGTATCAAGTGCTAATCGTTTCATATGAAGCCTGTTTGCTGTATCGGCAATCAAATCCAGATCTAGCATAAATTCTAGCTCTTTATTTCTTTTAAATACTGAACCTAACCATCCAATGGTTACCACCCCCTTTATTAAAATTTAATATCGCTTAATATGAAATCTGCTACTTCTCGTATTTCATCTGCTCGATAAAGAGCATGAACAAAACTTTGGAATCCGTCAGTTTTTCTTCGCACCGGTTCTTTCTTTTCATATATTTTATTTCCGTCACCTTTGATAACAACCAATACGTTTTGCGTGTACCAACGCATAAGAGGGTTATCGCCGAAAATAATCTGCTCATTTGCAAATGCCATTTCAATCCGTGGTGCTAATAAACTATGAATTGCTTTAGGATTTCTTATAACTTCTATTTCGAATCCTTCCGCAACTAATAAAGGTCTGATTGCTTCCATCCGGAAGTTATCAGCTATAATTTTCTTAATACCATATTGTTCACGCATTTTTACAAACCAATTAACGATGTGTTGAGGATTGATGGTCGGCTCGTCCACAACAGTTAGTAAACCGTGCTCTTCCCATTCTTTTATTGGCGCAAACTTCTGTTTTTTGAACTCGCCTGCTTTTTTGGAATATCCATAATAAATATCAACAAATTCTTTTCGTACAAAGGAATGTGTTTTGAAAAGATACTCACCAGATTGTCTAAATAAAAGACCACACGCTGTGAAATCTCGGATACTTGCAAAGTCTAATGAACCAATGCATTCTTGTCCGTGTAAATCTGGAAACGGTCGGTCTGTAGCAAGAATTTCTGACCATTTTGCAACAGAGCGTTCTAAATTAGTAACAGGTAAGTTCATACGCTTTGTCATGAACTCCTCTCTATTACTAGGGTCGTCTTCTAAATCTTCATATTCTTCCTTAATTGTTTCAAGTAACCCTTCAGCATACTCACTTAAAGGCTCAGATAACATGGGATTCGCAAGCTCCCAATTATCAAGATCATCTACTTCAGTTTCGTCATTCAATTTACAAATAAAAGGAAAGACAGCATTCGGACGTGCTTCGCCGTTTAATACCTTCATTGCCTTTTCTTTTTGTTTATCTAAGAAACCGTCACGAACATATCCATCTGTACCAATGTAAAATTCACGTGGGTTTTTCTTTTTCCCTAAACCACTGATATGAACACGGACATCTTTATTGCTTTCGTATTGATGTATTTCATCAAATACAACCGCACCATCACGCAAACCATCTTTTGTATCTCCATTTGAAGTTCTAAACTTCAGTACACTTTCAGTAGCCTTTGAAACTGTTTGAGTTAACGTTGTTTTAAAAGCTCTTTTCAAGACCTCATTCTTCTTCACACATTTATGAACTTCGTCAGGGCTTGTTTTTGCTTGTTCTTCACTATTCGCTACAACTGAAATGTTATACTCTGGAATGCCATGTAATTCACTAATTAAAAAGTGAATAATAACAGAAATCAGGCCGTTTTTACCGCCACCACGTCCTAACATCCATAGGAATTTACGATAAAATACACGTCCATTTTTCTTATAAAATAAAAAGACGAATGCTATTAAGAATTTTTGAAATGGCTGCAATGGAAAATACCACTTCTCGCCGAAGTTGATACAATCCTCAATCATTTCATCATCAAAATACAAATCGTCTCTGTTTAAAACATGTTTTTCTAGATATTCAATTAACCGTTCTCTTTCTTTATTGAACTTTACTTTCCCACTTCGATAAAGTTCAATATATTCTTCCACATACTTTTGCTTAATCATGTAAGATCACTTTTGCTATATCCTGCATTAGGGATAGTATTCTTAACAACAAACTTTATATCTCTCCCTAATGCAATTAAAGAACTGTTAATTTTATTCCTCTCACCTATAAGAGGGTGGGCTTTAACAAAAACTTGAGAACCGTTTTTTACTGTTACGGACTCGCCTTCTTTATTAATAGTTTTATTTATTTTTCTAAATGCTTTGACAAGATCAATATATCTTTCTACCTTCTCAACTTCTACTAAATCTGTAATATCAATACTATTCATGAGCTGTTCTTTTAACCTTACAATACTAACAGCCATCTACCCACCCCCCCTTACGTGCGTAATTTCGAAAAAAACCTGACAGTTAACCCCCTCCTCCGGTGCCCCTTAAACCAATTTTTGATGAAATTTTTTAAGGGGGGGTACTGTTTCTGAATCATTTTTACCACTTTTCATCGTGTTCCCATTTATTCTGTTTCTTTTTGAATGTTCTTCCGTGTTCTTTATTGTGGCAATCTACACAGGCTGTTTCAAGGTTATCTATCTCTAATGCAAGTGTTGGATGATGTTCGAGTTCTTTTATATGATGGACAACGAGTTGTATCTTCTTACGCTTCGCGCTCTCACTGTACTCATTGGTATCGATACGAACACGACCTTTGCGCTTACACTCTTGGCACTCATAGTTGTCACGCTTCTTTACTTGTTCACGCATACTCTTCCATTCACCACTGTCATAGAACTTACGCTTCTGTTGTTTAGTTTTGTATTCATTCATCCGTCTTTACCCAACGTTGCTGATTCTCTCTATCTCTCTCCAACAATTCTTTAATTGAAGTTCGTTCAAGATATTCTATCGAATACAGCATGTGCTTCTGTCCATACAGCTTATAATACTTGAATCGATTAACATCTATCCCAGCCTTCTTGTACGCTTTCTCATGTGGTTTAAGGTATTTGTTATAGGCTTTCTTATCGATAGGTATAAGACTAAGTAGAGTAACCTTGCCGTTTAAAACGGTATCCATCTGTCCTCACTCCTTACTATCCAGGAACTTATCCATTGTTTTATCCAGCAAACTAATCATTACTTCTCTTCTTTCTTTTGGCGTTGTGTTATCGTGTAGCTCATTATGAATAATACTTGTCTTCTCTAACTTATCAGGATTAATACATTCATTCACTATTTGCTCACCCAAGATTGAAATGAATGTACCAATTACAACTGATTGCTCTCGTTTAGTTAGTTTCATTTGTTATCACCCCTTAACAAATAAGATCAGAAAATTCTTGAACAAAAAAAAGAGCACTTTTCTTCAAAGCACTCATTCAAAGGACTTTACCAATCTCGACGATTATCGCGATCACAGTCACGATCATGATTACGTCTGCGACGGCATTCATCACAATCACAATCATGGTCACGTCTACAACGACGGTCATCACAATCTCTATGTCTGCGCCTGCAGAACATTAAATCATCCCAAAATCTATCACAATCTCGAAAATTTCTGAAATCACCATTACATCCCATAAATATGATTACCTCCTCTTAACTTTAGGATTCACCATATTCTATGCTAAAAAACAAAAACAGCTTGTTTACTAGTCTATATTTTGCATTTTAGAATAATAGTATTCGTATTTAATCTTCAAATTGCAAATCTATTTCACCACTTATCATCCCTTAACAACAAATAAGACGCTAAACCGATCACGGAAGCGCCTACGAGAATTGCTATTAGTTTAATCATTATTCCGCTAATAATCCTAATTCATGTTGAACCCCTGAGAACGAATAGCCATATGCAAATCCAACAATACGAATAACCTGGAGCGTATCTATGTTCTAAATCCTCGTTGTACGTTTTCCTATAATATTCTAACTTAGTATCAATATTTTGCTTATGATTAATAATTACTTCATCACTAGGGAATCCGTCCATTTCGATCTGAACAGCTACATACTCTGCACCTTCATTTACAGCCTCATTAAAACACCGCTCTAATCCATCTAATGTTAAATCCATTATTCATCCTTCTCCAAAATAAAAAGCACCGGAATGGATGCTTTTTTCATTAAGTATTAATTTGCACTTTAACTACGGTAAATGAAGTTTTATCCTTCTTCCAGCCACCTAATGATGCTGCACTAATCTGCACCAAACATTATTAAGTAACTGGAAGAAGAGCAAAAGCTCTCCCTAATAACGGTATCATTCAATCGCTACCATCTGCTGGTTACGGATTTTATATGCCATCATTATGAATCGTTTAGACAAAATATAAAGGAATCTTTATGAGTCGTGTTTTCCGCCACTTCTCACAATACAAATATATCACGATGATTCCAAAACAACCGGCATATTTACTGCCAAAAAGCGGTCACGACTCTGCCACTTATTTTAATTTACTAATAGCCTTTATTTCCCTAGACAACCTCACTGTAACAGCCATAAAGAATAGATTGAATTTTATTTAGGTATTATGCTTGATCTGATTGTAGAACATGTAATGGAGGCGGAATAATCCAACCTTTTTTCTTATTCAGTCGAAGTAATATAGCTCCAGCTTGTGCTTTTTTCATATGAAATTGACCAAACATCATTCCAACATCTTCTCGAAGAGATTGTCCCATAGCTTGACTACATGCTACTAACCCAGCAGCAAGATCCATAGAAACTTTAGCTGCAATTTCTGCATCATTAATACGAGCACCAGGAGGAATCGTTTCAATAGATGCAACTGGTCTTTCTGGAGGTGCTGGTGGTAATGCAACACCATTCAATTTTAATATATTTTTTAATTCTTCAACTTCTGATTGGATATCATTCTCTACAAGGTTTTCTAAAAATTTCTTTAAATCCTCGTCTCCTGTGTGGTTAATAAGAACTTGATATCCAGCAATTGCACCTTGTGCAGCTGCAAGGTAACTCCAAATCCCAAAGACTTCTCCGTAGTGCATTGGTTCATTTTGTGGATTTCCACTTAAAATACCCATAAAAATATTCCTCCTTAAAGAAATTAGACTTTTAGCAACAATACTTACTATAGAAAAAATTTTCCCAATCATGTTCTTGATTAAAGAAAATAAGTTCTTATAACTCATAAGGAACACCTTACCCAAATATAGTAATTACCTCTCATAGAATGTACCGTTACCAAAAATTTATGCTTATAAAGAATAAATACATTTCAATTAACTTAATCCATTATTATTAAGTACTTTTAATAATAAAAATTAAAGATATTTATCATAATTTGAATTCAAATGGTTTTATATATTTTCAACCGAATATTGTCTAAAGGGACTGGAGACATTACTAAATACGAAAGGAGGGAAAACCATGAAGAAAAAACTTTCATCTATTTTAGGTGCCCTATTACTAACTATTACGGTTTTTGGTACAAGCGTCCATGCTGAATACGATGGATATAATACGAATAGAGTTAACAATAATAATACTACAACTCGAGTTAATGACTATAACACGAATAGAGTTAATGACTATAACATGAATAGAGTTAATAATGATGTGAGAACTCGAAATGTAAATACGACAAATGATTTAAATGATAATCGTAATAAAAATAATAATTGGACTTGGCTTGGTTTATTGGGACTACTAGGATTATTTGGTCTTAGAAAAAAAGACAAAGATCCAGAAACACGTTAATGTAGAACATTGTATTTAATTTTAAAAGATATTTATTTATCAAAAGAATACAAGATGAATCGCCTTTAATAAGGCGATTTTTTATTTTTTAAAATCAATAAGAATCACAATAAACAGATGCAATTAATCGGAAACAATGAATTTCTTAACTTAATAGTAATAGAGCATTACATCTATTTGACGAACTACACTCCTTTTTTATGCCTTTTCTTCACTTACCCATATGTTCTATTCTGTGTAACTGAGCCAAACGCTACAGCCCTTGCTATTCATAGTTTTATAACACTTCCTCTTTTGAGTTACACAGTAAGAAAATTATACGTAACTGTAGAGATTAAAAAGAAAAAACAATGCTTAGATTTTAAATCTACTCATTGCTTTATCCATTGCATCTTGGTTTACACCTATATAACGTAACGTGACCTTCTCTGACGAATGATTGAATATCTCCATGAGTAATGCTATGTTCTTCGTTTGCATGTACATATGGTAGCCATACGTTTTTCTTAATGTATGTGTCCCTATCTCATCTAGACCGAAATCTGCTGCAGCTCCACTTAATATCTTATATGCCATACTGCGACCAATCGGACGATTCTTCCCCTGTCTACTTTGTAATAGGTACTCATCATCTTCTCTATTTTCATTGAACCATCTAAGCTCTCTCTTTAGTGCTGCTGTAATCTGTATTCGTTTCTGCTTACCTGTCTTCATTTCACGCATTGAGATATGACTACTTTTTAAATCTCCAACCTTTAGTTTTAAAATATCACTTATACGTAAACCTGTATTGATTCCCATTACAAACAAAATATAATTACGTTCACTCTTTTCTTTTAGATATTCCTTAATTTGTTGTATTTGTTCTGGATCACGAATAGGTTGAACAAAGTTCATTATTCATCACCTCCAGGTTGTTCAGTCTCGTATATTTCCAATCTAAGAGCAAAAGCAAGCTTATAGAAAGCTCTAGCTTTAACACGTCGATAAGTACGCTCGCTCATCCCGATTTCGTTATAAATCATATAATCACATACATCTTCATCTTCTAAATAACGCTTAATGATGATGTCTCTTTGATTCTTTCCTGCCGTTCCATTTCCAAAACGATTTAATGCCTGGTCAATACGAAAAGACATTTTCTCAAGCCATTCTTCTCGTTCACTTTGCTGTATATTCTCCATAGCAACATCTTCTAATGGTTTTCCAACGTCATATGTAGGTCCATAATATCTAACTTCATAAGAAGGAGTGACTTTCATTTCTTTACGAATCATTCCAAACTGTCTATATATACGTACACTTTCGAGAACACCTTCTATTTTCTCTTGTGTTGCTACTCTATCGATTTTTGGTAAGAAAGATAATTGTTTAGTCATGTAAGACCACTCCTTTTTATTTTTAAATTACTTTTGTCTTAGTGCTCCACGTCTACGTTCATAACGCGGTCCACGAATTCCCATTAAATCTTCAATATCACGAGTGCTTAATTTCTCTTTTCGGTTTTTCTTTTTCGTTTGCTTTGATTGCTTTTTCCACTCGCGTAATTGATCCTTTAGCACCTTCATTTCCCCATCTCCCTTTTCAAAATAAAAAGGACACCATTTCTTAAAACAGCTCTATTGCTGCTCTAAAAATTGGTGTCCTCTAGTTTTCTAGCCGGACTGTATTCTGTTTTCATTTATTTGATAATACTAGCCTGCACAAAAATGTTTCTCCAAGCTTTGTTAGTTTGGTATTTATCAACGGATATCGCACGACGAGCGATAGCTTTTCTTATTTTCTTTTTCTTTGCATTTGCCATTCCTCTCATCCCTTTCATGCAAACGTCACTCATTTCCATTTTGGAGCGTTTTACTCCTTTTGATACCTATTACATTCAAAAATAACCTAAACGTGAATTGTACCTATTTTATTAATTCTTTTTCCCCACAAAAGGATTATTTTATTAAAATCTTCACAAGCCATAACTTCGAATTCTTAGATCCAAATGAACCTCTAGACGAATAAACCATATGCTAATTTAAATACTTTTTTAGGAAAGTAGGTGAATACTATGCCCTCAGTTGTAGCAAACCTTGTCGTACAAAATAGTGCTGGTTCTTTCAACTTAGGCGATTTTTATAACGTTTCTCCAAAAGAGAATACAAAATCTTATAATGGTTCAGGGGCATCAAATGTTGGTTTTGTTGTCAATACCTTTAGCGGTGTTAGCGCAACAAACACATTTGATGCTGATGTTGCAGACCAAAATCAAGTTGGGACAGCTTAAATTTATTCACTTCCTTCTCCCCCCTGAATAAAACTCAATATCCCGTCCATACTATAGATAACCCATCTTTAATGTACTGTAACCATTTAGATCTTCTTTAAGACTAAGCAGTTAGCTTTTGCTAGCTGCTCTTATTCTGTAAGTACATCTCATCTATAATTACATCTTTTTCAATTAGTTCTTCATCCTCCACAAGACCATTACGTACTTTATCAATTGCTTTATCTAGATCAGGTGCTTCCACAAATGCTTCATAAGATTTAGTTTCATTAAATTCAACGCGATATCTTTTCAAATCCATTCCTCCTGAATAAAATTTAATAATTCGCAAATGCTATACACAGGCAATAAGCCAGAACTCATTTAACTGTCCCTGTAGTTCTTCTCTTCTCTGTATTAAGCAGTTAGCTTTTGCTAGCTGCTCTTTTGTTTGAAATTAAAATAGCGATTTCGTTCAAATACTTCACGCCCCATGAAAAAATTACATATGGTATCACGTACTCTTTTACATTAAGAGTTTTGGTCCGAAGAGCACTTATGTTTAGTGCTCTTTTTGGTATGGGATGCGAAATAGAGTCTTACTCTTAAGGCCTGTTTTGATTTTCATAGGCTTTTTCCTTACACCTGTGTGTCGGTTTACTCATAAGTTGTTATAGTATCGTTAGTTCATTTATGAGTGAGGTGTAAAAATGAGTAAATTTAAAAAGAATTGTCACATACCCTTTCCATGTGCCTTTCCTTTGCCTCAAATAGGGCCTACTGGAATGACTGGAGCGACAGGATCTTCAGGGCCTACTGGAATAACTGGAGCGACAGGATCTTCCGGTGGACCTCCAGGACCTACGGGACCGACCGGAATAACTGGAGCGACAGGACCTTCCGGTGGACCTCCAGGACCTACGGGACCGACCGGA